TTTTCCCTACTCTACCTGGTTGGATATTCGCCGATTGCACTTGCGAAAAATGCAATCGGCATTTCTATTGCCTGCGAGGAATACGGGGCGTCATTTTTCGGAAATGGTGCAAGTCCGTCAGGTGTTTTGGAACACCCCGGAGTGATCAAAAATCCGGAACGTGTGCGTGACGCCTGGCAAAGAGCCTATGGCGGAAGAAATGCTCACAAGGTCGCAGTCCTCGAAGAGGGCATGAAGTTTACCCCCATTGCAATTCCGAATAATGAAGCACAGTTTCTGGAAACACGAAAGTTTCAGATTGAGGAAATTGCAAGAATGTACAGAGTGCCGCTTCATATGATTGGCGACCTTGACCATGCAACATTCAGTAACGTAGAACATCTGTCATTGGATTTCGTCAAATACAGCCTTGACCCTTGGATTGTTCGATGGGAGCAGTCCTTGCAGAAAGCACTTCTTTCTGATTCTGAAAAAGGACAGTATTTCGTGAAGTTCAATGTGGACGGACTTTTGCGTGGCGATTATGCTTCCAGAATGCAGGGCTACGCTACTGCAAGACAAAACGGCTGGATGTCGGCGAATGACATCCGAGAACTTGAAGATATGAATATGCTTTCTGAGGATGAAGGTGGTAACCTGTACCTCGTAAATGGCAGCTTTACAAAACTCGCTGATGCAGGAGCATTTGCAAATCCAAAAAAGGAGGAGAAAACCGAATGAAGAAATTTTGGAACTTTATCCAAAACGAAGATACATCGGAAACTGAGTTACTCTTTAACGGTCCCATTTCAGAAGATACTTGGTGGGGCGATGTGCGCTCGGATAGGGTGTAAGTAAATGTGAAATTGGTAACACACAGAATAGGTAATTCTGTAAGCGACCCAACTAACCGAAAGGCGAAAGCTGATACGGGAACATAGCACGTTGGGGAAGCGGTAAGTTTCTTAAAGGCAATCAAGAACGACTGAACCGCAACGCTAAGCAGATAAGAGGATAAAACTGTATTTGTTGAATGTGAGTTTCAAGTCCCAGTTAACCAATGGTTAAGGAAATTTGCCTGATACCTTAAATATGAATGCGATTTATTATCATCTCCAATAAATTATTGCCTCAATATTCATATGACGTGCAAGAGAACTTGTGCAAACGAAACGAAAGCATATCCGACAATCTGCAACCAGTTATTTACACTAACCGAGGATACCCTAAAGGTCAATGCTGAAAAGCTATGATTTAAGAATCTGAATATGACCCAAGGGTACGGAGTTTCCATAGTAGTCCGAGGACGGTAACACCGTCTGCATGGCGAAGGGAAACAGTTGTTATGGTCAAAAATGAAGAAAGTTAGGGAGGAAAACCTCAATGGCTGAAATGCAACCAACAACCGAAATTTTGACGAGAATAAGCAAAAACTCATTGAACAATAAAGATGAAGTGTTTACACGTCTGTTCAGATATTTATTGCGGGAGGATATATGGTTTGAAGCATACAGAAATCTGTATGCAAATAATGGTGCATCAACAAAAGGTGTAAATGATGACACTGCCGACAGCTTTAGTGAAAGAAAAATACAGAAAATCACAGAACAGCTGAAAAACGGCAAATTTAATCCAACGCCGGTAAGACGCACATATATACAAAAAAAGAATTCTGATAAAATGCGTCCACTTGGTATTCCGACATTTACAGACAAACTTGTACAGGAAGCTGTACGCATGATTTTAGAAGCAGTATATGAACCTATATTTCATGAATGTTCTCATGGTTTCAGACCAAACAGGAGCTGTCATACTGCTTTAAAAAGTCTGCGTATGAAATTCACAGGTGTAAAATGGTTCATAGAGGGTGACATCAAGGGCTGTTTTGACAATATTAACCATGATGTACTGATAGGAATACTGAACAAAAAAATCAAAGACGCAAGATTAATACAGCTTATTCAACAATTTCTGAAAGCAGGCTATCTTGAAGACTGGATATATCACAGGACATACAGCGGTACACCGCAGGGAGGAATCATTTCTCCCATACTGGCAAATATCTATCTGCATGAACTGGATAAGTTTGTAGAAAATCTAAAAGAGGAATTTGATAAACCGAGCAAAGAAAAGTATACTCCCGAATACCGAAAAGCAAAATATCAGACAGAAAAAGCACGAAAAGCAATCAGAGAGTGCGACCCACAGGATTATGAGCGAAAAAAACAGCTAATTAAAAATTTGAAAGCAGTCCGCAGTGTTCAGCTTAAAACTCCATGCAAATCACAGACAGACAAAAAAATTCAATATATTCGTTATGCTGATGATTTTATTCTATCAGTAAATGGAAGTCGTGAAGAATGCATCGAAATAAAAAAGAAGCTGTCACAATACATCAGCGAGGTGCTTAAAATGCAGCTCAGTAATGAGAAAACGCTGATAACTCACAGCAGTAATCATGCAAGATTTTTAGGTTACGACATCAGTGTAAGAAGAAATGCCAAAATTAAAAGCAAAAATGGCGGAGTTTCATTGAGAACATTGAATAATAAGGTTGAACTTTTAATTCCATTAAAGGAAAAAATCAACCGTTTCATGTTCGATAAAGGTGTCATCTTTCAAAAAAAGGATGGCTCTCTGTTTCCTACTCATCGCAGCTATATGATACATATGTCAGACCTTGAAATCATATCAACATACAATTCAGAGCTGAGAGGAATCTGCAATTATTATAATTTAGCAAGTAATTACTGCCAATTGCGTTACTTTGCTTATCTAATGGAATATAGCTGTCTGAAAACACTGGCGGCAAAACATAATACCAAGATTTCAAAGATAATAGCAAAGTTTAAAGACGGGAAAGGCGGATGGGGAATCCCATACGAAACTAAAAGCGGTAAAAAACGCTGTTATTTTGCTAAATACTCTGATTGCAAAGACTCAAAAGATGGTACGGACAATATCTCAAACGCAGCCGTAATATATGGCTATTCAAGAAATACACTTGAAGAACGCTTAAAAGCAAAGGTTTGCGAACTGTGTGGGGACACAAATGCAGAATACTATGAAATTCATCACGTTCATAAAGTGAAAGACCTGAAAGGTAAAAACGATTGGGAACGTGCAATGATAGCCAAAAGGCGAAAAACATTGGTGTTATGTAGGAATTGCCACCATAAAGTTCATAATCAATGAGTTGATTTTATTTTATATAACAATGGAGAGCCGTGTACTCCGAGAGGGGTAAGCACGGTTCGGTGAGGGGTCTGTATAAACCTACTATGGAAACATAGCAAGGCGATACTTTCCTACTCTACGATGTCACCCCTGCTATGTTTCGCTCGGAACTGCAAAAACACAGCGGTGATGTGACCGTCTTTATCAACTCGCCGGGCGGCGATGTATTTGCTGCCAGTCAGATCTATACCATGCTCCGAAACCATCCGGGCAAGGTCACGGTCAAAATTGACGGCATTGCTGCATCAGCGGCTTCTGTGGTGGCGATGGCTGGAGAAGAAACCTTGATTTCACCGACCGGAATGCTGATGTGCCACAATCCGATGACCTGTGCCATGGGCAACAAGGCAGATATGGAGAAAGCAATCGCACTTCTGGATGAAGTCAAGGAATCCATTATCAATGCTTATGCAGAAAAATCGCATCTCAGCCGCAATAAGATCGCAAGGCTGATGGATGAAGAAACGTGGATGAATGCAGAAAAAGCATTGCAGCTGGGATTTGTAGACGGCATTCTCTTTTCTAAAAAGAATCCGTTTGCTCCAGAAGAAGAACCCGAAAAAATAGATCCAGATGAAGAAACAGAGGAATCTCCTGAAGAAGATCCGGATGAAAAAAAGAAGGAAAGCACAGCGTCCATGCTGTACACACCATCTAAAACGCTGGATTCTTTTCTGCAGAAGATTTCTGCAACTGCATCCAAAGGCACGCCGATCAACCAATTGGACAAGCGGCTGGAGCTTTTGAAATATTAAAACCTATAGGAGGACTGATACTATGACAATTCAGGAACTGAGAGAAAAAAGAAGCAAGGCATGGGATACTGCCCGTGACTTTTTGGATTCCAAGCGAAATGAAAGCGGTCTGCTTTCGGAAGAGGACAGCAAGACATACGATGCCATGGAGCAGCAGATCGTGGCATACGGCAAGGAAATCCAGCGGCTGGAACGACAGGCTCAGATTGAAGCGGAGATGAACAAGCCCACTTCTACGCCGATTCAGAACAAGCCGAACGCCTCCATTCACGGCAATACCAAGACAGGAATTGCATCTGATGCATATCGTACTGCTTTTTGGAACAGCATTCGCAACCGCAATTTTTACGATGTCCGAAACGACCTGCAGGTTGGTACAGATACTGAGGGTGGCTATCTTGTGCCGGATGAATTTGAACGAAAACTGGTAGAAGCCCTGACCGAAGAAAACATTTTCCGGCAGCTGGCAACCGTTATCAAAACTTCCAACGGCGACCGCAAGATTCCGATTGTGACTTCCAAGGGCGAGGCTGTCTGGATGGACGAAGAACAGCAGTATTCTCTTTCTGATGATACATTCGGACAGGCATCGCTTTCCGCATACAAGCTGGGAACAGCAATTAAAATTTCTGAAGAACTCCTTAACGATTCTGTATTTGATTTGCCGTCCTACATTGCAAAGGAATTTGCAAGAAGAATCGGTGCAAAGGAAGAAGAGGCGTTTTTCGTTGGTGACGGCAAGGGAAAACCGACAGGTATTTTCAATGCCACAGGTGGTGCGGAAGACGGCACTTCCACCACAGGTGCAAGTATTACATTTGATGATGTGATGGAACTTTTCTACTCCCTCAGAAGTCCGTACCGCAAGAAAGCGGTGTGGGTGCTCAATGATTCCACAGTGAAGGCACTTCGCAAGCTGAAGGACAACACAGGAAACTATATCTGGAGTCCGTCTGTGCAGGCTGGTGTTCCGGACACAATTCTCAATCGCCCTTACAAGACATCCAGCTATGTGCCGGAAATCAAGGCAGGCAACAAGTGCATGGCATTTGGCGACTTTAGTTATTATTGGGTAGCCGACAGACAGGGACGCTCTTTCAAGAGACTGAATGAACTCTTTGCTATGACTGGTCAGGTTGGTTTCCTTGCAAGTCAGCGTTTGGACGGCAAGTTGATTCTCCCGGAAGCTATCAAGACACTTACCATCAAAAGCGTGATGCTATGATTACGCTGAAAGAGGCGAAAAACTATCTGAGAGTAGATTATGAGGAGGACGATAGTCTGATTCAAAATCTGCTTTCTACAGCAAAAAATCTGGTAATGGACGTTGGCAGAATGGACGAATCCGCACTTGCTGAAAATGAAGATACCGTGCGGACTGCGATGCTTTTCGCACTTGGGTATCTTTATGAAAACAGAAGTAATCCTGATTATCATAAACTTACACTGAATCTTCGTTCAATTCTGTTTGCACAGCGAGAGGGCGTGATGTAATGGAAATCGGGACTCTGAATCAGAGAATCACCATTTTGGAACACAGAACAGTTGTGGACGAGATCGGCAACCATATTACAAAATGGGAAGAAACCTTTTCTTTGTGGGCAAAGGTAATTGTAAAAACAGCAAGTGAAACCACGGATGCAGGAGTTACCAAAGAGGTACAGAAACTTGAATTTCTCGTTCGTCAAAGTCCTGCATCGCTGAATATCAACAGCACCAATTTCCGTATTCTTTTCAGGAATAACATTTACAATGTCACCGGAATTACTCCTTTATACGACCACAACAACTACATGAAAATCGAGGGTGAAATACGAAAGGCAGGTGCTTCCGATGACTTCAATTGATGCAATGGCTGATGAAATTATGAAGGGTCTGACAGAATATGCAGACCTTGCAGATACGTCAATGAAAAAGGCGGTCAGAAAAACTGCAAAATCTGTAAAAGATGAAATATCTGCCAATGCTCCAAAGCGAACAGGAGCGTATGCTAAGAGCTGGACTGCCAAAAAGACAAAGGAAAACAGCCATTCTCTTGAAATGACTGTGCATTCTAAAAACAGGTATCAGCTGGCACATTTGCTGGAAAAGGGGCATGCCAAGCGTGGCGGAGGTCGGGTATCCGGCAAACCGCACATTGCTCCTGCGGAAGAAAACGGTGTACAGTTGCTGGAGCATTTAATCGAGGGGGCGTTGTCATGACCTACGAACAAATCGCAGAAATGATGGAGGAAATGGGACTGCCTTTTGCCTACCATCATTTTGCCGAGGGCGAAAGCCCTGCACCGCCTTTTCTGCTGTTTTTATCTCCCAGAGAGAACACATTTTCAGCGGATAATTCCATGTATTTCAGCTTTAAAATGCTGGATATTGAACTTTATACAGACGTTAAGAATCCTGAACTTGAAAAGCAAGTTGAAAGTGTTCTGAGGAAACGCAAAATTTATTACAAAAAATCAGAAGTATGGATAGAGTCAGAAAAACTCTATGAAGTGCTTTACGAAACGGAGGTATAACCTATGGCAACGAACAAGAAGAACAAGGTCAAATTCGGTTTGCAGAACGTCTACTGGGCAAAAATCAATGAATGGGGCGAAGACCATGACGGCAACAAGACCGTTCCTGCATATGGTCCGTCAAAGCACCTCCCCGGTGCTGTATCGCTGTCTATCGATGCAAACGGCGAGGCAGAAAATTTTTATGCAGACAACGGCGTTTACTACGTCATCAACAACAATGCAGGATATACAGGTGACCTTGAAATTGCTCTTATTACAACCGAATTTGCAACTGAGATCTTAGGTGAAATTTTGGATAACAACGGCGTTCTGGTGGAAAAGAATGATACGGAACTTGCCCAGTTTGCATTGATGTTTGAATTTTTGGGCGATAAGCACCATATCCGTCATGTGATGTACTGCTGCAGTGCTTCCCGTCCTGCAACGGAATCTGCAACAACAGAGGAAAGCACGGAAGTCAAGACAGAAAAGCTGTCGCTGAAAGCGATCCCTTTGCCGACAGGTCTTGTAAAGTCCAAGACAACGGAAAGCACCACAGAAGCGGTTTACAACAACTGGTTCAAGATGCCGTATAACCCTGATACGGTCGTGAAATCTTCCGCCAAAACATCTTAAGGAGTGAGCATTTATGGCAATCAAGAAAATAATTACGATCGATGGTATTGAAGTGCCTTTCAAGGCAAGTGCAGCAGTGCCAAGACTGTATCGTTTGAAGTTTCGCAGAGATATTTACAAGGACTTTTCAGCTCTGAAAACTGAGGTCACTGAGGGCGATGAAAACAAAAGTGAGATCGGCATTGAGAGCCTTGAAGTCTTTGAAAATATCGCCTACATCATGGCAAAACACGCTGATCCGGAGAATGTTCCTGATAATCCGGATGATTTTCTGGAACAGTTCAACACATTCAGCATTTATGAAATTCTTCCTCAGCTTATTGAATTGTGGGGACTGAACACAGCAACGCAAGTAGAGTCTAAAAAAAACATCGCCAGACTGACCGCCCGATGACAACTCCGCTTTTTCTCCTGAGATGCAAACAGCTCGGTCTTTCTATGACCGAGCTGGATTTGCTTACTATTGGATTAATAAACGACATGTTCACAGAACGTGAAAATGATGAGTATTCGGGGTGGAATGAGGTTGCTGGACAGGCGGATTTTGACGCATTTTAATTATTTGTCATCATAATGTCCGCGACAGCTGACAATATAAATTCTATCATTTTCAACGTGATAAACAAGGCGGTCTTTCTCGTTGATTCTTCTGCTGTACTCACCGTGCAAGTTGTTCTTCAATGCTTCCGGTTGACCAATACCTTCAAGGCAACCATTTCGTTCAATATCTTTGATGAGTTGGTTGATTCGTTTTAAAGTCTTTTTATCCTGTGTCTGCCAGTAGAGGTAATCGTCCCAGGCGTCATCAGACCATATTTTTTCACTCATCGTCCACCTCAATCAAATCATGAGCAGTTCCTTTGCCGTCACGCAACTCCTGAATTGCTTTCATCAAATGTTTTTGATTGGATTCGCTGTAAAAAGGGTCGCTTGACTGAGAAATCTCAAATGGAATACGTCTTTCACGCAGAACAGCCTTTATAAAAAGGTTAATGGCGGCAGATGTATTCAATCCAACATCAGAACAGAAATTATCAAATGCCTGTTTATCCTTTTCGTCAATGCGTGCAGAGATTGTTGCTTGTGCCATAACAGCCACTCCTTTCTGTATGATCTCTGCTTATATTATACCACTATTTTATGCAAATTGCAAGTGTTTGTATTACATTTTTTCAAAAAAGTGAGGTGAAACAACAGTGGCAAACAGAATCAAGGGCATAACCGTTGAAATTGGTGGTGATACAACTAAGCTGTCCAAAGCCTTAGAGGGTGTAAACAAGAACATTAAAAACACCCAGTCACAGCTAAAAGACGTAGAGAAACTCCTGAAACTTGACCCGAAGAACACAGAACTGCTTTCACAGAAACAGAAACTTCTCGCTGACAGCATTTCTGCTACAAAAGATAAACTTGCAACGCTGAAAACAGCGGCTGAACAAGCAAATACTGCTCTTGCAAATGGCGACATCTCACAACAGCAGTATGATGCCTTACAGCGTGAAATTGTCGATACGGAAAACGAACTGAAAAGACTTGAAACGGAAGCAAAAAATGCAAATTCTGAACTTACTAAAATCGGTGAGGCAGGACAGGTTTTGCAAAATGTTGGCGATAAAATTTCAGGTGCAGGTGAAAAACTTCTGCCTGTTACCGCAGGTGTGACGGCTCTTGGAACTGCTGCTATGAAAACCGCCTCCGACTTTGATTCTGCAATGTCAAAGGTTGCCGCTGTTTCCGGTGCAACGGGCGATGACTTGCAGGCTTTGCGTGATAAAGCCCGTGAAATGGGAAGTAAAACAAAATTTTCCGCAAGTGAAGCCGCCGAAGCCATGAACTATATGGCAATGGCAGGCTGGAAAACAAACGATATGCTTTCCGGTATTGACGGCATTATGAACCTTGCCGCCGCCAGTGGTGAAGACCTTGCCACAACTTCCGATATTGTCACCGATGCACTTACCGCTTTTGGTTTAACTGCATCAGACAGCGGACATTTTGCCGATGTGTTAGCTGCTGCAAGTTCTAACGCAAATACCAATGTTTCCATGCTTGGGGAATCTTTCAAATACTGTGCTCCGATTGCAGGTGCTTTGGGTTTCTCCTGTGAAGATACCGCTGAGGCACTGGGCTTAATGGCGAATGCAGGTATCAAGTCTACACAATCCGGTACGTCAATGCGTTCCATTATGACAGCATTATCGGGTGATGTGAAATTTTGCTCTGCCGCCTTTGGAGAAATGGAGATCGCAACTTATAATTCCGATGGATCAATGCGTAGTCTTTCCGATATTTTAGCAGACTGCAGGGTTGCATTTGACCAGATGTCGGAATCCGAAAAAGCGAGTGCTGCAGAAACTCTTGTGGGCAAAAATGCCATGTCGGGATTTCTTGCTCTGATGAATGCCGCACCTGCGGATATTGACAAGCTGTCCGGAGCCATTGCAAACTGTGATGGTACATCGCTGCAAATGGCTGAAACCATGCAGGACAATCTCGCAGGACAGCTTACCATTCTGAAGTCACAGCTTGAGGAACTGGCTATTTCTTTCGGCGAAATTCTGATGCCTGTTATCCGTGACATCATCACCAAAATACAAGGATTTGTGGACAAACTGAATGCCCTTGACCCTGCAACAAAACAGACCATTATCAAAATTGGATTGATGGCTGCGGCTTTAGGTCCGCTTTTGATTATTGTGGGTAAAACCATTTCTTCTATCGGAAGCATGATGACATTCATTTCAAAAATTCCGACAATGATTGCAGGTGCTAAGACTGCATTTTCAACGCTTGGTGCGACGATCGGCGGTATTTCTGCTCCTGTGGTGGCTGTCGTTGCGATTATTGCAACGCTGGTTGCTGCCTTTGTGCATTTGTGGAACACCAATGAGGACTTCAAAAACAGCATTTTTTCCATCTGGGAACAGATAAAGTCTACCTTTGAACGTCTGACATCAGACATTGTTGACCGAATTAACGCTCTCGGATTTGATTTTGAGAGTTTTGGTGAACTGCTGAAAGCGATGTGGAATGGATTATGCAGTGTGCTTGCTCCTGTGTTTGAGGGCGTATTTCAGCATATTTCGGATATTTTCACCTTTGTGACGGATACCATTCTGAGCGTGCTTGATATATTTATCGGATTATTTTCGGGAAACTGGGAACAGTGCTGGAGCGGCATCAAGGGCATTTTTACAGGTATCTGGGACTTTGTAGTCAACCAGTTCAGCAATATTCTGAACACGCTGAGAGGTGTGGCAGATGTATTTTTCAGTTGGTTCGGAACATCATGGGATGAAGTCTGGACAAGTATAAAAGATTTCTTCGTTGGAATCTGGGACAGCATTTGTTCCGCTTTTCAGGCTGTTGCTGACTTTTTCACAAATATCTGGAACGCAATATCCGCGTTCTTTACAACGATAACGACTGCGATCTATACCACAGCAGTCACGATTTTTACTTCTGTATATGACTTCTTTGCTGGAATCCTGACAAGCATTCACGCCTTTTTTTCAAATATTTTCAATGCGATATGGACGGTTATTTCAACTGTCTGCACCACCATTTATGACACAATTTCAAGCATGTGGAATGGGATATATGAATTCATTTCTCCGCTTTTGGAGGCTTTGAAATATCTGTTTGAAACCATTTTTCAAGCAATCCACATCATTATCAGCAATGTGATGGATTGGATCTCGGAAAAGATACAAACCATATGGAATGCGATTGTTGCATTTCTCACGCCTTTGCTTGAAGGCATTAAAATGTTCTTTGAAATGATATGGAATGCCATTTATACCGCAATTTCAACGACATTAAGCACTATTTCAAGTGTTGTTACATCGGTCTGGAACGCAATTTCAAGTTTCATTTCAAGCGTGATGAACACCATAAGTTCTGTCATTTCAAGTGTATGGAATGCAATCAGCAGTGCGGTTTCAAGTGTGGTAAATGCTATCCGAAGCACAGTATCTTCCGTCTGGAGTAGCATTTCTTCCACAATTTCATCGGTAATGAATACGATTCATTCGACCGTGACAAGTATCTGGAATAATGTGAAATCTTCAATTGGCTCTATCATCAGCGGTATTTACACCACGATCAAGGGCGGTTTTGATAATGCTGTCAATTACGTCAAAGGTCTTGCATCAGATGCCTGGAACTGGGGACGGGATATTGTTTCAAACATCATTGACGGCTTGAGAAGTATGATCGGCAGTCTTGCCGATAGTGTATCAAATATTGCCGATACGATCCGTAGTTATCTGCACTTTTCTGTTCCTGATGTAGGCCCGCTGACAGACTTTGAAAGCTGGATGCCTGACTTCATGAATGGTTTGGCGAACGGCATCAACAAAAGCAAAAAGGTCGTAGCAAAGGCAGTTTCAGGTGTTGCAGATACAATGAGAGTAACGCTCAATTCTGATCTCAACTACAATCTTGACGATATGACAGGTGCTATTATGAACGGCAGTTCTGAAAGTTCCATTGTCAATAATTACTATAATAACGACAACAGCCGTACAGTAAATCAGACCAACAATAGTCCGAAATCACTGTCACGGCTGGAGATTTATCGTATGACAAAGAATGTTCTAAATATGTAATTTTATATTAATGAAAATGGTAACCCAAATATCTGCTATATGCATTAAAGATAATATCAGATACAACATTACAATTATAGAAAGAGTCATCACTATATAATTCATCAAATTCAATTTCTCTATCAATTATTGATTTGAATTGAAATATTGAATCATAACAAATTCTCAAAAGTTCATCTTCTTTTATTGTTTTTAGAACTTGTTTTTCAAAATATAGATTTTGATATATATGGTAAACTATATATATCAAAGCCTCTCTTTCTTGAGAACAAGATGCAAAACGATATTCAGGCAAGATTTTGATTTCTCTTATAATATATTTAGCAACAACTGAAGGGAGTCCATACCTTATGGAAAGTGCAAGCAAAACATATGCTTGTTGTAAATACTGAGTAAGTATAAGGTCATTTGGCGATTGAAATAATAGAATTTCATGATCTTTTTCAGGAGATGCAATTTTCTTTTTATGAGTCCCAGTACTATCATTAAGAAAAATATCTAAAAGCTGATTATTTGAAATATCAATTGTAAAATTAAACAATATAACAATTTCATTTTCAAGACAATCTGTGATACTAGATAAATCATAATTTAAATTAAAGGGAATGTTGTAAATTTTTTTATCATATTGAAAGATTATAAAATCACAATTATCTGGACTTATTTCTATGTTTATATGAAGTTCGTTATCTGAATACTGATTATACTTCATTAAACAAATTATTAAGCTTTTAGAATAACTTAATAATCTTCGGTCGCTAGAATTGTTAACTTCTTTTCGAATTTCATTTGGAATATATCTGCTCAAATTAGATAGTGCCATTTTTGGGCACTGACTTAATGGTATGTTGTATTTTCTATGATTTCCATTGGGGTTACTTATATCTTCAACTCTAAAAATCATACTAACACCTCACTTACATTAATTATATCACATTACAAAATAAAAAGTCAAGATAAAACAGGAGTGATTTTATTGTTCTACACTTTAATCCTCGAAAACGAGACAGGTCAAAAAATTGACCTTTCCAAAACAGCAAGCCGATATATGTTCTCCAAAATCAAAGGGCTTGATCCTCCGACAGGAATCATCAGTACCTCGAATTATGCAGGAATGAATGGCTCATATCTGAACAATGCCTTCATTGAAAAGCGAAATGTAGTTATTCCCTTTGAAATGCGTGGCTTTGATGTGGAACTTCGCAGGCACGAACTATATCGTGTAGTCAAGCCGTCACGCTACATCAAGATATACTACTCCACAAAAAATATCTCTGTGTATGCTGAGGGTATTGTGGAAACCTGCGAGGTGGAGAATTTTGAAAAGCTGACCAATGGGCAGATCTCCATTCTCTGTCCCGATATTTACTGGTACTCCACTGAAACGCAGATTGCAGAATATTCCCGTGTCAGAGGTGCGTTTCATTTTGTCTGCCCTGATAATGATGAACCGTTTCCAATTGGTACATACAATACGCAGGATATGATGACGATCAACAACAGCGGTGATGAGGTCGGATTCACCCTTGAAATTAGCGGTGGACCTGCGAAAAATCCGACCATTTATAACGCTCTGACGGACGAATATATGCAGATTTCAGGCGATATTCAAAAGGGCGATGTTATCACCATAACTACGAAAACAGGCAACAAAACCGTTCTTCTGGAGCGTGAGGGCGTTGTGACAAACATCATCAATCGGCTTGTTTCAGGCTCAACATGGCTAAATCTGAAAGCAGGCGAAAATAAATTCTATGTCCGTGCATCAAATGGGCTGAACAATATCAAAGTTCGCCTGATACACCGAAATGCGTACTTAGGAGTGTGAGAAATGCAGATTGAAATTTACAATATGATTCCTGTTGGCGAAAATATCTCCATATCACTTGAGGCTGTCTGTGACAGCTTTTCTTCGCTTTTATGGGATATTGAATATTACAAATGCGGTGCTTTTGAAGTGTATATTGCTGCATCTCCCCGAAATATCGAGATTTTTCAAACTGGCAGAATTGTTGGTCGTGATGATGACAAGGAACATTTCGGACTGATTGAATCCGTGGAACTTGAAACCGATGCAGAAGATGGAGATTATCTCATCATCAAGGGCAGATTTTTAATGTGCTTACTTGAACGCAGAATCATCTATCCCACATTCAACTTTACAAAACTTGTTTCATATTCTCAGATTATAATGAATGTTGTACAGTATAACGCTTGTACATCGGGTATCAGAAAAATTCCGGGACTTGTTGTCGGCTGTTCGTCAGGTTCTTGTTGGGATGCAAAAACAAAATTGCAGGTCAGCTATGATAATCTGATGGAGTGGGTTTACACCATTTGCGAAAAAATCGGCGGAACTGCAAATATCAGGCTTTCCAAAATAGATAATGAGCAATATGAAATGGTTTTTGAACTTTCGCAGGGTACTGACAGAAGTATTTTACAGAAAGTAAATCCACACATTATTTTCTCTGACAGATATAACAATCTGCTGTCTTTCACCTATTTTACGGATACTTCTGTTAAAAAGAATTATGCCTATGTCTTAGGCAAAGGCGAAGGTGAAAAACGCAAGAGAACTACATATTTTGAGGGAACAGAGCCTTCTTCTCTCGACCGATATGAAGTGTATATTGATGCAAAAGACATCTCAGATGAAGAACAGGAAAATGGCGAAACAAAGCCATTATCTGAGAAAGAATATTCGGAACTTCTGAAAGAGAAAGGCAAGCAGAATCTTGTTCCCACAAAAACAAAATCAGAATCACAGATCGCAGTGCAGTCCACACAGTTTCAATACGGTGTGGACTATTTTGTTGGCGATTTCGTCACCGTAGAGCACCAGAGATTCGGCATCAGACAGAATAAAATACAGCTTGTCGGCATGATCGAAAGCTTTGACCATAACGGCAGAAATTTAACGCCGACATTTAAGGGGGAATGATTTATGGCATTTTCATTTGGATTTTTCAATTCTAAAAATCTTGACAGAACGTATACTGCTGAGAATTTCAATGACTATCTCGGCAGTATCATCTGTGACGGGATTCAGGATAATTTCGGGCAGTGTTTCAAACTGTCTGCAAGCAAATTGAAACTGACAATCGGCAGCGGAAAGGCTTGGATTCAGGGACATTACTTCATTTCTGACACGGCATATACCTATGATTTATCTCGCTATGTGGACGAATCTCTGCCGAGATATATGGCGGTTGGAATTTGTTGCAACACTTCTGAAAACGTCCGCAATGTCAGCTTTGAAATCCTCGCAGGAACACCCGCCACAAATCCTGCAATACCAAAATTTCAGAATACAGATTACAAGAAATATCTCACCCTTTGCATTATCAGACTTGATGCAGGCACATCAGAACTCAGCATTACAGATTATCGTGAAAATTCAAACTACTGCGGATATGTCCGCTGTATTCTCGGCAAATGCAAGGTCACAGATATGCTCTCACAGCTTTCTGAAATTCAGACGCAGATAAAAGATTACAACATCACAGTTGGTCAGCTGACAACAAAAATAAATGAGTTAACACTGAAAATCGATGAGATGACGGGCGATGTGGTTTCTATTGGCAAGTGCGGTCAAAGCGTAGATTTTGTGCTTTATTCAGACGGCAGACTGCTCCTCAAAGGCACAGGGGCAACCTATGATTACAATTCTGACAGCAATCTTTCCCCGTTTTTGGATAATAACAATATCAAGACAGTTGTTGTTTCGGAGGGCATCACAGGTATTGGCGAACGCCTTTTTCAGTATTGTGACAATCTGAAAACAGTATCACTTCCGACAACACTTACAGCAATCAAAAAGGCTGCATTTCTGCCGCATATTGACGGTTACATTTATCATCAGAGTCTTAATGGTTTAACAGAACTGAAGATTCCGGAACGTGTTACGGAACTTGGCGTGAATGCATTTGCAGGAACGGCAATCAAGTCTGTAACCGTTCCGTCCTCTGTGGTAACCGTAGGTGCAATGGCATTCAGCGAGTGTCAGTATCTTGAAACGGTGCGATACGGCGGCAAAGTCATCAGTGACAGAATGTTTGTACGATGCACAAAACTGAAAAATCTTACTCTTACCAGAAATGTCAAGGAAATTGTGGGTGGCTGTTTCAATTACTGTGAATCCCTGAATCAAATTACCTATGAAGGTTCTCTTGCTGACTGGAACGCTGTGAAGAAAAATACAAACTGGGACAGCCATGCAGTTGATATCGAATCTCCGCTTTCAAAAATCCAGTGCCTTGATGGATACATGGAATATGTCACAAGCACGAAAACATGGAAAGAGGTGAAAGCAGGATAAAATTTCTTGTAAAAGGGCAGAACATCGAAACGCTGGAGCATGAAGTCATTGCTGCTGACCAGATTACTTTTGTGAAGATATATTTTGTGTTCGATAATAACTGGAAACCGCTACATAAAGTGGTGCAGTTTACACAGGACGAAATAACCTACAACAGGGTTCTCGGAACAGAAAATACGAGTTGTTTTCTGCCTGCTGAACTAACCGCAGGGACTGTGAAAATGTCATTGTTTGGCTATGATGCAGAAGCAACTGAAACAGTCAGAGCAACAACGATTGTAAAAACCTTGTACATCAGACCATCGGGATTTGAGGGCGAAAACAGCAACGTTCCGCCTACTCCTGATTTATACCAGCAGCTTTTGCAGAAGATTTCTGAAAAAGGTAAGGACGGCAAATCCGCCTATGAAATTGCTGTAGAACACGGCTTTGTAGGCACAGAGGTTGAATGGCTTGAAAGCCTGAAAGGTGTTGACGGCAAGGACGGAGTAAACGGCAAAGATGGATGTGACGGTAGAAATGGCGTTGATGGTTTACTGGGCAAAGATGGAAAGGATGGTGCAGACGGACTTCCGGGGCGTGATGGAATTGACGGAATCGATGGAAAATCAGCATATATTATTGCCGTAGAACATGGATTTTCAGGAACAGAAACAGAATGGCTTCAAAGTCTCAAAGGTGCTGACGGCAGGGACGGCATTATTCCTGATATGTCAAACTATGCAACAAAAGCTGATATTGCAGAGCTGCCAAAACAAATTGAAAGCATTTCCGGCATCAGTTATATTTCTGTATTTGAAAGCGATTCTGATACTTTGCAAAAATATGGTGACAGCGTTTACACCTATTACAACGATGGTTATCGTTCTCTTGCAGGTTTTGCGGAGATTTATCCGCATTTCTGCTTTTAAGCTATCTGGTTGGTGCATCAGAAAATGCAACATTCTATCTTGTGAAAAAGACAGATAAAACAGGAGCAGAACTGGCTCAGCATATTTATGAGGAAATCAAGGCGGAAAATGCCCTGCAATTATCGTTTCAATGGCTTTATTCCAATGATTTTATTTCTGTGATGCAGTCGCTGGAAAGTATTCCGAAGGGAGAATATTATCTTGCATTCAGCGGCACATCGGACAATTCACATCTGATGGTCAAGTCTATCAAATTTATGAAGGGGTGATTTTATGAAAGATACCATTTGCCTGATCGCAGGCGTGATCGGCGGATTTATCGCAACGCTGCTTGGCGGCTGGGATTCTGCTCTTGCGACACTTGTAGTATTCATGGGCATTGATTTTGTAACGGGAATCGTGACTGCTGCGATGGGCAAATCCAAACACAGCGAAAGCGGTACACTCAACAGCACGGCAGGCTGGGTTGGTCTTGCAAAGAAGTTTTGTATTCTTCTTATGGTAATTGTGGGAGTGAGAATCGATATTCTCATTGGCACAAATTACATTCGTGATGCCGTTTGTATCAGCTTTTGTCTGAATGAACTACTCTCCATTATCGAGAATACAACTTTAATGGGAATCCCTTTCCCGCCTGCATTCAAAAAAGCAATTGATGTTCTGCAAACGAAAGTAGGCAGAACCGAAGATGAAAAGGAGGACGAATAAATGGCTATTTTAAGACCTGATACAACAACCACTTTGAATAGAGTAAAAATCAACGAGTATTTGCTCACCAGACATAATCCCAATAGAATCGCTATGCCCTCTGTTTCGATGGAGGGTAAAATTATTGGCGTAACAGTCCACAATACAGCATGGATCACGACCGCTGCAGGAACGACACCTGCGGAGCAGTATACTCGTGCAACCGTCAATGGCAATATGAATGATGTCAGAGTGCATTATTATGTTGACAATACCTGTGCATGGCAGAATCTGCCCCACAGTCTGAGCGGATGGCACGCCGCTGATGGCTCCGGCAATGGCAATCGCAGAACAATTGCGATCGAGTGCATCATGTCATCTGCGTATAATGCGACAGATAAGAAGTCTGAGGACAATTGTGCAAGATTGGCGGCAGCTTTGCTGAAGAAATACAATCTTGATATTAACCACCTCTTTACCCACACCCACTGGCTCAATGTCAGAGATGGCAAATCGGGCAGTGTAGATTATCTCAATACAGCAAGAAACTTCTACAAGATGTGTCCGCTTTACATTTTGCCTCACTGGTCGGATTTCAAGAAAAAGGTACAGGGATATATGAACGCTGGTTCTGCAACGACATCAACACCCTCTCTGCACCTGCGGCAAAACAGCTTTACAGAGTAAGAAAGTCCTGGTCCGATGCCAAATCGCAGATCGGGGCTTTTTCTTCTCTTGAAAATGCCAAGAAAGCCTGCAAATTGGGATATGCTGTGTTTGACAGCTCCGGTAAGCAGGTGTATCCTGTAAAGAAGTCCGTTGACGAAGTTGCCCGTGAAGTCATTCAGGGTAAGTGGTCAAATGGTGCGGAACGAAAGAAACGTCTGACTGATGCAGGTTATGACTACAACGAAGTGCAGAAAAAAGTAAATCAGATGATCTGACCCCTTCCCCACGAAGTATGATTTTTTTCATATTTCGTGGGGATTTTTTTCGTCAAAACAGATTTTCATTTCCATAGACACTGTAGGAGGTGTTTTGATGGAACAACAGAAACTATTGGATGAGCTGAATTATCATCGGGCAGACAAAACAGCAAAAATGCTCTTAAATCTTGGTTTGATCACAACTGTCGAGTATGACAAATTACAGGAATTAAACAGGCAAAAATTCTCCCCGATACTTGCAGACTTATTTCCAAAATCGCTTGATATATCATCGAAAAAGAGCTAACATACTACACGGAAAGGAGGAAGCTTATGATTGTAAGAAAAATCGAAGCGAAAAAGCAAAAGCAAACATTATGTCGTGTAGCTGCTTACTGTCGTGTTTCAACAGATAATCATGATCAGCTTGAAAGCCTTGAAACACAAAAGGAACACTATGAATCCTGCATCAGGGCTCATGCCGATTGGGAATGTGCCGGAATATACTATGATTCAGGCATTTCAGGTACAAGTTCCGACACACGTGATGGCTTACAGGCTCTGCTTCAGGATTGCAGAAATGGTAAAGTCAACTATATTCTTACCAAATCAATCAGCAGATTTTCCAGAAACACAGCAGATTGTCTGTCAATTGTCAGAGAACTGATCCGGCTACAAATACCGATATACTTTGAAAAGGAAAATCTCAATACCGGTACAATGGACAGTGAATTGATTCTTTCTATCTTAAGCAGCATGGCTGAAGAGGAATCAATATCGATTTCAAAGAACCTGAAATGGTCGATCCAGAGAAAATTCAGAAACGGCACATTTAAGTTCAGCTGTGTACCATATGGTTACACACGCAATGCAGATGGAGAAATGATCATTGAACCACAAGAAGCAAAAATTGTAAAACGCATTTTCAAAATGGTTGTTTCCGGACTCGGTTCACACAGAATCGCCAAAAAGCTGAACGCTGATGGTATTATTCCAAGAAAAGGAGCTAACTGGACAAGCACAAGCATACTGAATATTATTGGTAATGAAAAGTATATGGGCGATGCTCTGTTCCAAAAAACATTTACAACAGACAGTTTCAAACGAAAGAAGAATCACGGCGAAATGGAGTCATTTCTGATTCACGATCATCACGAACCCATTATCAGCAGAGAATTGTTCGACCAGGCACAGGAAACGATCCGGTGGAGAGCAAGAAACCACCAGAAAGGCAGTGGAATATACGAAAACAGATATTGCTTTTCCGGTAAAATATTCTGTAACTGCGGCAGTGTCATGAAAAGGCAGTCAAATAATCGGATTTCCTGGTGTTGTATCACACATATCAACGATATTTCACATTGCGATATGAAAAGCATCCGTGACGACAGTTTAAAGACAGCTTTTGTTACAATGATCAATAAACTCATATACGCAAAAGGAATTCTGCTGAAACCCTATTATGATTCTGTTGCAGCATCCGCAGGTGATGAAAATGTCATCCATATCAGAGAATTGCAGGAAAAAATCAAATTACTGTCAGTCAGAACGGATAATCTCCGTAAGCTGAGGGCTCAGAATATGATAGACAATGTGGTTTTCAATCGTGAACTGAATGATATGAAAAAGCAGGAAGATCTGTATCGTATGGAAATGATGCAATGTTCAAATGCAGAATCTCAGGGTGCAATTCTATTGCGTGAAACAGAAAAGCTGATGAAATTGATTGATCACAGTGAAATGCTCACTGCCTTTGACGAGGAACAGTTTACAGAGTATGTTGATAAAATCGTCATTACCGACAGAAAAACAGCTGTTTTTTATTTGAAATGCGGATTAAAACTAAAGGAGGAATTGCAATGTATGGCTACAGAATAGAATCCGGAAAAGCGGTCATTGATGAAAATGAAGCCTGCATTCTGAATACCATGTTTCACAACTATCTTAATGGCATGAGTCTGACAGAAGCGGCAGAAACAGCAGGCTTGCATAATTGTCACAGCCAGATCAAGAAAATGCTGCAAAGAGAAATTTATCTGGGCGATCAATATTATCCGCCAATTATCGATAAAGCGTTATTTGCGTTGGTGCAGACAGAGATCGAAAAACGCTCTGCTGCACATTGTCAGCGAGGCAAAAAAAGATGTATCGAACCGAGTATCCTTCATGATTTCTGCATGGATATTCCTTCAAAACAATTTGAAAATCCAGCAGAACAGGCAGAATACCTATACAGTTTGATTGGAGTGAAAGAAAATGCGTGAGGTAACCGTAATACCAAGAAAACCGAGAGTTGGAAATACCGCCACCAAAATTGAAGTGAAAAAACTTCGTGTAGCTGCCTATTGTCGGGTATCCACAGATACGGAAGAACAGGCTTCCAGTTATGAAACACAGATTTCTCATTATGAGGAATCTATCCGCAGTAAGCCGGAATGGGAACTTGTAAATGTTTATGCAGATGATGGTATCAGTGCAACCTCCACCAAAAAGAGAGAAGAATTCAACAGAATGATTGAAGACTGCAAAAAGGGTCTGATCGATATAATTATTACCAAGTCGATCAGCCGTTTTGCCAGAAATACGGTTGACTGCCTGAACTACATCCGAATGCTGAAGGACATGAATATTCCTGTCTACTTTGAAAAAGAATCCATCAACACAATGGATGCTAAAGGTGAAGTCATGATTACTATTATGGCATCACTGGCACAACAGGAATCAGAATCACTAAGCCAAAACGTAAAACTTGGAATGCAGTATCGTTTTCAGCAGGGAATACCAATGATAAATACAACCTGTTTTCTGGGCTATGATAAAGATAAAAACGGAAATCTTGTCATAAATCCAAAGGAAGCCGAAATTGTAAGGCGTATTTTCAGAGAGTATCTCAACGGTTCAAGCTGTCAGGCAATCTGCAAAGGTCTTGAACGTAATGGCATTAAAACATCCAGAGGCAATAAACGCTGGCATGATACCACTGTCCGTAAAATATTGGAAAATGAAAAATATATGGGAGATTTGCTTTTGCAGAAAACCTACACAATTGATTTTCTCAGTAAAAAGCGTGTCAAGAATAACGGCGATATGCCACAGTACTATGTCGAGTCAAATCATGAACCCATAGTGTCAAGAGAAACCTTTATGCTGGTTCAGGAAGAAATTGCAAGACGTGGAATGCTCCGTGACTGCCAGGGAAGAAGACGTGGATACAGTTCAAAATATTGCATGACGGGAATTACCTACTGTGCCAACTGCAATGAACGATATAAGCGAATCATATGGAATATTCATGGCAGGAAAACACCTGTATGGCGATGCAGTTCAAGACTGCATGACCATAACAGTTGTTCTGCAAGAAGTATCCATGAAGATAAACTTCAGAAAGCCTTTGTTGCTGCATTAAATCAGATGATCGGCGACAGCGGTGAATACTTGCAGATATTGCAGGACAATCTGGAGGAAGCATTAACCGTTGGAAAATCTGCAAATATTCTGAAAATCGATGAGCAACTGCGTAAACTTCAACAGGAACTGACCATCAGAACAGAAAATCATCAGGGTTATGATGATATTGCTGAGGAAATTTTCAGGCTGAAGGAACAGCGTGAACAACTTATGATGGACGAAACCACCCGTTCTGATTATAAGGAACGCATCAACGATTTAAAGAAATTTATCGCTACCTCATACCACAGCATCACCGAATATGATGAAACGCTTGCAAGACATATGCTTTCAAAGATCACGATTTTCGATGACCATATTGTTTTTGCGTTCAAATCAGGCGTGATTGTGAGTGTAGAAATGTGAGCATAGCGAACGAACCCCTCTGTTGGAATAAAAACCAGCAGAGGGGTTTTGTTGCATTATGCTTTCTTTACAACTTTCAATTTTAAGCAGCATATCAGCTATCTTTCCACCAACGCACAAAAACGCACATTTTACCGATTGAAAGCGTTAATTGAGGTCGAGTGAGTAAGAACCGAAATTTTACAAAATACTTTTTATCTGTATATGGAAAACACGCAGACACACAAAATACTGTGCAATACTCTGCGAATTTTTCATTTGTACATTTTGCATTGTGCCAAAAGCCACGCAAAATAGCCATTTTAGAGCCTTATTGCCTTGTCATTTTTACCACGCACTCAACGTGCAACGACACTTCAATTTTAATGTCTGCATTTTCGTTTAATTACCCATACAGCCATACTGAATAAGCAATTTGAATTTTCTCGCAAATAGCATATATCTCTACCATCTTAAACTGACTCAATACAATAGGCTAAATGTCCTTACTATTTATCGACTACAGCAACAAGGTCATAACCATTTTCTTATTCAAATTGTTTGTAAGAATACATCTAATCGACTTTCCAGACTTACAATATTTTGTAGTTTTCTATAGTCCCTATTGGACAGGCCATATGCTTGTCAAATAACACTATATTCTTTCCTTTCAAACATACGGTACTATCGTAAATAATACCAGAATATCCCAATGAAATATAATATTGAGCAATTGTTTGAAACGGGGCATAAGTAATTGCTTTATTATCACAACTATCGAGTGGCTTGAAAATTTGTGTCGATAGTAATTTTACATAAGTGTATACAGCCCACTGAGTAAAGACTTTTTCCAATTCCTTTTGATCGATGTTTATTTTAGGAGGAAAACCTGTTGCTTTTATAATTTTTTTACGTTTTTTAGTTTGCGTTTGTACATATTTTTCTAAAGTTACATTTAATTCTACATAAGAAATATCGTCTGCAATGGTTAGATCTACTAATTTGCACATATCATATTTGGTGTCTCGTTGAAAATGACAAAATCCAAACATGTTTCCTCTTTTGGCTCGACATTCAGCCTGTGCACATTCGTGAATGTCGTTATCATTGCCAACCGCCAAATAAAGCCATTCCACATGAGGAGGGCTAAAACGATTATCTTCTTTGATATACTCTTCTTTAGGAAGAAAACGATCATAATTAGGAATCTCATCATTTTTCAATATAGCACCTCTTCCCATTAGCTTATCTTTCAAATCCTTAAAAACAATCGTACTTTGGTCAATACCAGAATGTTTATAAAATAGATCATCATATACCATTAAAAATTTCTGCTTTTTAGCTTTTTCAATTTCATCATAAGAAAATACACCAGCTGCTAAACATTCCCTAAATTCATCCCATGTTTTTCTGATGGCTTGTTCACAATTTTCTATACCACTAAAATCAATAATGCTTCCCATATTTTAATCCTTCTTAGTCTACCAAATATATAGCTACTAATCTACTGTAAGTTTTAGCAAATACACGAGTACCTTTCATAAGTTTAGGATGTGACAATTAATAGTGGATTTGCTTGTGCTTTTTATGGTTTTCACCCTAATATTTGCATTCAATATATGTTCTGTTAAGTCTGTCTATAGAGTTTTTCAAATTTCCATCATCTCAAACTGACAAGTATGTTTCTTACTCTTCTTATCATAGTTCACACCAACAAACAGCACTTTTCCATGATAGTCTTTCAAACAGCGAATATACTTTCGGTCTTTGATTTGTTCCAGTGCAATACCAGTGGTTTGATTCCATTTTAGCTCCACGATCATTGCCGGGTTATGATTCCCAGTTCTCGGTACAAATACCAGATCCGCAAAGCCTTCTCCGCCTTGCAATTCCCGATAAACCGCATAGCTGTCTTGTGCAGAATAGTATGCCAGACTCAGCACACAAGCCAGCGAATTTTCATCGTTATACTGAATTACAGAACAGTTGTCACAGTGAACTTCCTGAAGCATTTCCGCCACTTTTTCCGCATTCTGTGCCAACGTCAATTGCAGCAGCTTGTCGGAACGATGGATGGCATTGTTGACGTTCTGAAATTCTTGTCCCTGGATAGAATTGAGAAATTCCTGCCGCACTTCTTTGTTGGGAATCCAGGCAGTTTTTGTATCGAAGTCATAAGTCAGATAGCCCAGATGTACCAGCAAAGTCAGAATATCGTCTGCAGTTTCAAAAGTACACATATCGTTCTGAAATGTTTTCGTATTGATGGAAATATGTTCTCCGGCAATCATCCGAACGATTTTATCCCGCAAACCGTTCTCATTGCGAACGATATACATTTTCAAAGCCTCATAGGTTTCTGTCTGTGTCCAGTAACTGTCAAAGATGCCGTTCATCATCGCTGATGTTACAGATCTTGGATTATAAATGGATACACCATTGACATTATAGCCATCGTACCAATCTTTCGTTTGCTCGAAAGACATATGATAACGCTCACAGAGCTGACGAACTTCCCTCTCTGTAAAACCAGTGAATTCTGCGAGTGCATATTGATTGGTCATAGAGTATTCATCAAACATATTCAGTGCAGAATGTTGACCGTATTTCTTGATTGGGAGAATGCCGGTCATATAGGCAAGTGCCACATAGGGCTGTCCTTTCAGAAGATCCCGCAGAAAATCCAAGTACTCCTTCTGAGCAGTTGCATTGTCCCGGTGTACTCGGAAAATGGAATCCCATTCGTCAATGATGAAGATAAACTTTTCTTCACATTGACCGTACAGATCTTCCAACGCAATAATCAAACTGGTTTCTTCCGGCTCTATCACGGAGAATGTCTGTTTCATCTCTTTTAGCACACGTTTCTGCAAGAAGTCCAGCATTTCATGGACATTTTTGGTTCTGCCAAGGAATTTCTGCATATCGATGTGAATCACATTATACCGGTTCAGGTGCTTTTCAAAATCCGGTGTCTGTGCGATCTGAAACTTGGAAAACAATTCTCTCGAATCGCAGCCCTTGCTGTAATAAGCCGTCAGCATATTCTCTGCCATCGACTTTCCGAATCTTCTGGGACGGCTGACGCAGATCTCCTTGTTTTCTCCAAACAAACATTTATTGGTGAAAGAAATCAACATGGTCTTATCCACATAAATTTCAGAATAAGTAACTGTAGAGTAAAACAAATCATTTCCTGGGTTCAGATAGATTCCCATGATGCAGCACCTCCGTTTTTTCTTAGTATACCATAAATTTAAGGAGAAATCAAGACAACAATGCCGTTATAAAATCTAAAAATCCTCCCCTGCTTTTATATTTTGCAAAGGAGGATTTTTGAAGTGGTTCACTTTTCAATGGAAACCGCGACACCTGATTGAAATGTAAAATTCAGTCGATCGGAAGAAACCGTTACTTTTGCAAGTAGATGCCGAACCAGCGTTTCATCAAATTCGGCAATCTGATGCGGCTGAGCAGCCAAAAATTCCTGCAGTTCCCGCATACGTTCTTTCTGCTCCTGTTGAGAAACATTTTCCCTTAAAGCCTGTTCCTTTTGCTCTCGCAGCCGAAAGATCTCCTGTGCTATCTCCTCATAATCCTCATGCCGTTCTGCACATTCGATCAACTTTTTCTGAAGAACATCTAATTTTCTCTGTATTTCCTTGGGCAGATTGGATTGTTCCATTTCAATCACTTCAGCCATATTTTCCTGTAAGATAGAAAGATATGTTTCACTGCCTCCTGTCAATTGATTCAGAGCCTCTACAAAAGCTTGCTTCAAAGATTCCTCATAGACTGTTCGTGCATGACACGCTCCTTTTTTCTCCAATCTGGTCATACATCGCCACACCACAGATTTGCAGCCTCGGTTATTCCAATGGATTCTGCGGAATTGTTCCCCACATTCAGCACAGTAAAGCAAACCAGTAAAACAGTGTTTTGCACTAAATCCGCGCCGTCTGCCCATACAATCCACCTGTGAACCACGCCTTGCAATTT